TACCAATCTTTAATTGGTCGATTGGAAGTAAGTGTGGGTTTCTTGTACCCTCATTATATGTACCGTCAGTATTCTTATTCATAAAGTATGGATTGTTAAAATGATCTCTAACAAATCCACACTTAGTGAATTGGTCGGCCATAAGTTTTAACTTAGCAATCTTTTGACTGGCCGTTTCTTGCGATTGCCCAATCTCATTAGCAATCTTTAGGCCAGCAATTAACACATCATTTTGGGCTGACGTAATACCATTATCATTTTTAGTAACCATAACTTTTCCCTTTCATGGTTGGTTTATATTCTCTTAGTATGTACTAAGAGTTCCACAAGTTCACCTTGTCGATAAGTTAAATATACCCTAACACGTTACCATTTACTATAGATAGATGGCATACCCTACCCCATACACCCACTTATACTGACATGTTACCCCACATCTCTATACATATTAATTTACTCAAATAAATCACAATTTTCTGAGTTTGACCCCCCACCCCCCTCTATATAGGAAGACCCCCCCTATAGGAGTCCCAAACTTCTTTACAAAAAAATTTTTTTCACTATATAATGCGTTACGGTTAATGACCTGCGAGATAAAATGACAATAGTAGTAGAGCCAGAGCTTGGTGTACCCTTGGAAACTTCCAAACCTCCCCCTGATTTAAAGGATCGTGTGGAGCCAGCAGCAAATACTGCAAAAGAATTAGGTGAACATGGGCTGGATGTTGAGCCAAATAAGGAAGATAAAGATGTCGCTGCCAAAATATCTGTTGCTTATGCTGATGATCCTGAGAAAACTTCTAAAAAGGTTACTGAGAAGAAACTTTCGACTCTTACACCTGCATCTTTGATACTAACAGACAGTATTTTAAAGGAATTTGGACGTTCTGTAGTAGAAAGTGCCGTGCAAATACGGCATTTGGTTACAAATAAACTGTTATTAGAGACTGACAACCCTGATCCAAGGGTCAGAATACGTGCATTAGAGCTTCTTGGTAAGATTTCAGACGTGGGATTGTTCGCAGAGAAGTCTGAAGTCACCATAACACATCAGTCTACGGATGATTTACGTGAAAAATTGCGTTCTAAGCTGGCAAAACTCGTAAATCCACCCGAAAAGATAGAAAATGCTGTTATTATGGGTGACGAAGCTATAGATGTAGATAAAGAACTAGGTTTAGACGAAGAAAATGGTACATAGTCAGGTGTTAGACTTCAGCGAAGACGATATACAGGTCATGTTGGACAATTTAGACCAATATACGACTGAAGAAGTTGCTGAAATTGACCGTATGGTCGATGAATTGAACACCAGACAGTATAATCAGGCTGCATATGATGATCTTATAGCGTTTTGTAAGCATATGCAGCCCGATTACATAGTGGGGAAACATCATAGACTCTTAGCTGACATGCTCATGGGAATTGAGCAGGGTAAAAAGGATCGCATCTGTGTCAATATTCCTCCAAGACACGGAAAATCTCAGCTTGTTTCTATTATGTTCCCCGCTTGGTTTTTAGGAAGGAATCCAAACAAGAAGGTTATGATGGTTTCGCACACCACAGACCTCGCTGTGGATTTTGGTAGGAAGGTTCGTAACCTTATTGCAACAGAAACTTACCAAGCTATCTTTCCGACTGTGGCTTTGGCAATAGATTCTAAGTCGGCAGGACGTTGGAATACTAATTCAGGGGGTGAGTATTATGCGTGTGGTATCGGTTCTTCTATTGCTGGTCGTGGTGCTGATCTTTTACTTGTGGACGACCCCCACTCAGAACAAGACGTTATTAACGGAAACTTCGAAGTGTTCGAAAAAGCATACGATTGGTTTACCTTCGGAGCGCGAACTCGTCTTATGCCTGGAGGAAGAGTTGCCATAATACAGACCAGATGGCACATGGATGACCTGACAGGGCGTGTTGTAAGAGATATGACCCAGAACGAGAGGTCAGATCAGTACGAGGTGGTTGAGTTTCCTGCTATATTAGATGTAACAGACAAAAAAACGGGAGAATCTAAGCAAAAACCCCTCTGGCCTCAGTTTTTTGACCTTGAAGCACTACTCAGAACTAAGGCTTCAATGCCTGTTTTCCAGTGGAATGCCCAGTATCAGCAAGAACCGACAGCAGAAGAGGCTGCACTTGTTAAGCGAGAGTGGTGGCAGATATGGAAACAGGAAAGTCCACCCTCATGCGAGTATGTTATCATGTCTTTGGACGCAGCGGCAGAGACTCACAACCGTGCAGACTTCACGGCTTTGACAACTTGGGGCGTATTTTTGAACGAAGATGTGGACAACTACAACATTATTCTGTTAAATAGCATTAAAAAGCGATTAGAGTTCCCAGAACTGAAGGCTTTGGCTATGGAAGAATACGGAGAATGGGAGCCAGATTCGTTTATTGTGGAGAAAAAGAGTGCGGGAACGGCTCTTTACCAAGAGATGAGGAGGATGGGGATACCGATACAGGAGTACACACCACATAGGGGTTCTGGTGATAAGTTAGCACGTCTTAATTCAGTCACCGACATAGTTTCCTCTGGTCTTGTATGGGTTCCAGAAACACGATGGGCAGAAGAAGTAGTAGAAGAAATAGCAGGATTTCCGTTTATGAGCCATGATGACCTAGTTGACTCTACCGTGATGGCACTGATGCGCTTCAGACAGGGCGGGTTTATACGTCTACCAAGCGATGAACCTGAAGAAACACAGTATTTTAGAAGAAGAACTGGGTATTATTGATTAGAAAGGTAGCATAATGGCAATAGAAAAAGGTATGTACCAAGCACCTCAAGGTATAAATGGCGAGGATGTTTCTGCTTTAGAGGTAGAAATAGTCAATCCTGACATGGTTACCCTTGATGATGGGAGTATGGAGGTTACTATTATACCTGAACCCGAAGGCGCTATGATGGGGGAGTTTGACGAGAATATCGCTGAATCCTTAGATGAAAATCAATTAAGTGGTATAGCCAACGATCTTTTAGGGTTGATTGACTCTGATGTAGAGAGCCGTAAAGACTGGGCAGATACGTTTGTAAAAGGTTTGGATGTACTTGGTTTTAAGCATGAAGAACGTACAGAACCGTGGGAGGGCGCTTGTGGAGTATACTCTAACGTGTTAGCAGAAGCAGCTATTCGTTTCCAAGCAGAGACTATGAGTGAAACATTTCCTGCACAAGGCCCTGTAAAGACTAAAATACTGGGTCAGGAGACTAAAGAGAAGATGGAAGCCTCTGAACGTGTGAGGTCTGACATGAATTATCAACTTACAGAGAACATGGTTGAGTACCGATCTGAGCATGAAAGACTACTATATAACCTTGGTTTGGCAGGTTCTGCGTTTAAAAAGGTATATTATGACCCGAATATAGGTAGACAGATGGCTGTATTTATACCTGCAGAGGACGTAATAGTACCTTATGGAGCATCTCACATAGAGACAGCAGAGCGTGTAACCCACGTTATGCGTAAAACTAAGAATGAGTTACGAAAATTACAGGTAAACGGGTTTTATCGTGATGTAGATCTTGGTGACTCACAGCCCTACCACAGTGATATAGAAGAACGAAAAGCAGAAGAAGGTGGGTATTCTCTTACAGATGACGACAGATATAGCATATACGAAGTCCATGCAGAGATGGTTATAGATGGTATAGATGATTCAGAGAATGATATAGCCAAACCCTACGTGGTGGCTATGGATCGTGGGTCTGGAGAAGTATTATCTATAAGGCGTAATTGGGATCAAGAAGATGAATTATCGTTAAAACGACAGCACTTTGTACATTATGTCTATGTCCCAGGATTTGGGTTCTACGGACTAGGACTTATACATATTATCGGTGGATACGCTAAAGCGGGTACTTCTTTGATACGTCAGCTTGTAGACGCAGGGACACTTGCTAACCTCCCAGGAGGTCTAAAAGCACGAGGATTACGTATTAAAGGTGATGATGCACCTATAGAACCTGGAGAATGGAAGGACGTAGATGTACCGTCAGGCAGTATTCGTGAGAATATTATGCCCCTACCATACAAAGAACCAAGTCAGACATTGCTCGCGTTATTGAACCAGATCACTCAGGAAGGCCGTAGACTAGGCGCAATAAGTGATATGAACATATCTGACATGTCTGCTAATGCTCCTGTAGGGACAACCTTGGCGCTCTTAGAGCGTACTCTGAAGCCTATGGCAGCAGTACAGGCACGTGTCCACTATGCTATGAAGCAAGAGTTTAAAATGCTCAAAATTCTCATGGCAGAATACGCACCAGCAGAATATGCCTATCAGCCCACAAGAGGTGAAGTAGGCGCACGTCAGGCTGATTATATGATGATTGACGTTATCCCTGTGTCGGATCCCAATAGTTCTACTATGGCACAGAGAGTGGTGCAGCACCAAGCGGTCTTACAGATGGCTCAGTCTGCACCACAAATATATGACTTACCTGAGTTACACAGGCAAATGATAGAAATATTAGGGATGAAGAACGCAGAAAAGATTGTTCCAACCAAGGGCGATCTTAAACCTGTAGATCCTATTAGTGAAAACATGGCGGCATTACAGAACAAACCTATGAAAGCATTTATATACCAAGACCACGATGCTCATATATCAACACATATGTCGTTTATGCAAGATCCTATGATTGCCCAGATGATAGGTCAAAGTCCTCAAGCAAAACAGATAATGGCCTCTTTACAGGCACATATAGCTGAACATCTTGGGTTTAAGTATCGTAAGGATATAGAAGAAAGACTTGGGGTTGAGCTACCTAAACCAAATGAAGAGTTACCTGAAGAGATAGAAGTTAACTTGTCAAGGCTTGTAGCAAAAGCAGGCAAGCAGTTAACTCAGGCACACATGCAACAGGCAGCTCAGAAACAGGCGCAACAGAAAGCACAAGATCCGATTATACAAATGCAACAGGCTGAACTGCAGATTAAGGCGAAGGAAGTTGAACGGAAGGCTAAGAAAGATCAGGCTGACGCTATGTTGAAAGCTGAAAAGTTAAAACTAGATGAACAAGAAGTACAAATTGCTGCGGAGAAGAGTAATGTACAACTTGAGATAGATAAACGAGATAAAGACAACAAAATGGATATGGAAATATTCAAAACTATAAACCAGAACAATAAAGGTAAATAATGGCTAAAACCGTCTTTGACGTGCTTAAAGAAAAGATCGAAACTGATATAGTTTCTGCAAAAGATTTTCTTGCTGGAGGGGGAGCAAAAGATTTCTCTCAATACAAGGAAACGACTGGCTTGATACGGGGTCTAGAAGCTGGTCTGTCTCACATACAAGACCTCTCGCGCAATTATATGGAAAGTGATGATGACTGAAGTAATAAAATTAACAGACGAACAACTAGAAGTGCAACTACCACAACCTGTAGGATATAGGGTGCTTGTAGCATTACCTGAAATTGAAGAAACTTATGAGAATACTAAAGTTTTAAAAACAACAACAGAAATGCGTAATGAGCATATTATGTCTATAATAGGTCTTGTTGTGGATATGGGAAGTCAAGCGTATCAAGATAAAGATAGGTTTGGGGATACCCCTTGGTGCAAGATAGGCGACTACGTAATGTTTCGTGCTAATAGTGGCACGCGATTTAAGATAGACGGAAAAGAATACCGACTTATGAATGATGATTCGGTTGAAGCCGTTGTAACAGATCCTCGCGGTGTAGCGAGAGCAGTTTAAGGAATACAGAATGGCAATGCAGAAAGTAGAATATAGTTTTCCTGATGAGCAGGATAATAAAACGGATATTGAAGTTGAAAACTCAAGTGCAGTAGAAATTGATGTATCGAGTGATAAAGATAAAAAAGAAAGTCCAAAAAATGAACAAAAAGTTAGCGAGCCAGAAGATAAAAGAGTCGAAAAGGTTGAGGCTGAGAGTGGAGTTGAAATTGAAGTTGTCAATGATACGCCAAAAGCTGACCGAAATCGTAAACCTTCTGAGCCTCCAGAAGACCTTACTGATGAAGAACTTGGTGATTATTCCGAAAAAGTTCGTAAACGTATTCAGCACTTCAGTAAAGGATACCACGATGAAAGAAGGGCAAAAGAAACAGCGTTCAGGGAAAGAGAAGAACTAGAACGATATGTTAAATCTGTTCAAGAAGAGAATAATAAATTAAAAGGTAGTGTTAACAAGAACCAGACAGCACTACTTGAACAAGCAAAGAAAACAGCAACTGTAGAGCTTGAACAGGCTAAAAAAGCATATAAAACAGCGTATGAAGCTGGAGATGCAGATGCTGTTGTTACAGCACAGGAAAGTTTAACCGCTGCTAAGATTAAGACTGATAAGTTAAATAATTTTAAAATCCCTGCTTTACAGGAAAAAGAAACTCCTGTAGAACAAAGAGAAGAGGTTCAAAATCCAGCACCCGTGGCAGATCAACGGGCAGTTGATTGGGCTAAAAAGAATACTTGGTTCGGTACAGATGATGAAATGACAAGTCTGGCACTGGGTCTACATAACAAACTCGCAAAGCAAGGTATAAACTTGCAGAGTGATGAATACTACGAGGCAATAGATACTCGTATGCGGCAAGTCTTCCCAGAGAATTTTGAGGAAGAAATTGCAAAACCAGAGGCTGAAAAGCCAAAACGACAAGCTAATGTGGTTGCACCCGCTACGCGGAGCATAGCACCTAAAAAGGTGAAATTAACGCAAACACAGGTAGCTATAGCGAAGAGGCTAGGAGTGCCGATAGAATTATACGCCCAAAAGGTTGCAGAAGAAATGAGGAAAGAAAATGGCTGAAAATCGAATAAACAGAGAACTTGAAACCCGTGAGAAAACACCACGTAAAAAGTCTTGGCAACGTCCTGAAGTTTTACCTTCACCGACACCTGAAGCTGGATACGCATACCGTTGGATACGGACAAGTAATCAAGGACAGATTGATCCCACGAATGTTTCTTCAAAATTACGTGAAGGTTGGGAACCTGTAAAGGCTAGTGACCATCCAGAAATAACATTAGTTACTATAGAGAACGAAAACTTTAAAGATAACGTTATTATTGGTGGTTTAATGCTGTGCAAGGCTCCGCAGGAATTAGTAGAAGAGCGTACCGATTACTACAAACAGCAAACGGACAATCAAATACATTCTGTAGACAACAACCTCATGCGAGAGAACGACCCTAGAATGCCCTTGTTTCACGACAGGAAATCTAAGGTCACTTTTGGTAAAGGCAATTAATTTAGATCAAAGGAGAATTGGATATGGCTTATCCAACTATAGACGCCCCTTATGGGCTTGTTCCCGTTGGCCTGATTGGTGGTCGTCCTTACACAGGTGCTACTCGACAAATGAAAATAGCTAGTAACTACGGTACAGCTATTGGAAAAGGCGATTTAGTAAAGCGTGTAAATGACGGAACTATTGAGCGTGATGGAAGTACATCAGCGTTACCAGCTACTGGCACATTAGGTGTCTTCATGGGATGTCAGTATACTGACCCAAATACGAATCAGTTAACATTTAACAATCAATATCCTGCTAGCATTGTTGCTAGTGATATTCATGCGTTTGTTGCTGATGATCCTGACTTGATAATGAAAGTAGCTATATGCTCTTCAGGTACAACAATGGCAACATTGGGAAGAACTGTGATTGGTAATAAAACAGCTCTCATTAGTAATACACTAAATACTACTAATGGAAGTTCGAAGTTAGCTGCTAATAATAGTGTGGCTACAACTTCTACATTGCCACTTCATATTATTGATGTAGTTGATAGCACAGCGACTGGAAGCGATACCTTTCAAGAACTGCTAGTTATATTTAGCACACATACTGATAATGGTAGTAACGTGTTCATTGGTGGACATGCCTATCGTAATCCAGTTGGCATATAGAGGAGATAAATAATGGCTATTTCACGCGCACAACTCCTTAAAGAACTACTTCCTGGCTTGAACGCATTATTCGGTTTAGAGTATGCAAAGTACGGTGAGGAACATGCAGAAATTTTTGAAGCAGAAACTTCTGATCGTTCTTTTGAAGAAGAGACTAAACTATCAGGCTTCTCCGCAGCACCAGTCAAAGACGAAGGCTCTGCCATCGAATACGACAATGCTCAAGAGGCTTTCACAGCTCGCTACAATCATGAGACAATCGCAATGGGCTTTTCAATTACTGAAGAGGCTATTGAGGATAACTTGTATGATTCTCTATCATCTCGTTATACTAAAGCGCTTGCTCGTGCTATGGCGTACACAAAACAGGTTAAAGCAGCTTCTATTTTGAACAATGCTTTTGATTCTGGCACAACTTATGGAGATGGAGTGGAGCTTTGTTCTACTGCACACCCATTAGTTTCAGGCGGAACTAACTCTAACGAACCTGCAACTGCAGCTGACCTAAACGAAACTTCTTTAGAAGCAGCTATCATTCAGATTGGAAACTGGACAGACGAGCGAGGGCTTCTTATTGCAGCTAAAGCCCGTAAGTTGGTTATCCCTTCTGACCTACAATTTGTGGCAACTCGTTTGCTCCAGACTGAAGGAAGAGTGGCAACTGCAGATAACGACCTCAATGCGATTCGTAGCATGAGTTCTGTTCCTGAAGGGTTCGCGGTTAATCACTACTTGACCGACACAGACGCATGGTTCTTGATGACAGATGTGCCTAACGGTCTTAAACACTTTACACGTAGCCCAATGGCAACATCTATGGATGCTGACTTTGATACAGGTAATAGCAGATATAAGGCTAGAGAGAGATACTCTTTCGGTGTATCAGATCCACTAGGAATCTTTGGCTCACCAGGAGCTTAAAAAAATTAAGGGGGCGACTTGCGGGTTGCCCCTTTTTACTTTATACTAAATTCACCTTGACAGTTACATGGTGTAGCTGACAGTAGCCAAGACAAGGAGATTAACATGGCTAATACAACGTTTAACGGGTCAGTCCGTTCCGAAAACGGATTTATACAAGTTACTAAGAGTGCGATAGGCGCTTTTACTAATAATTTTACAGTTAATTCTTCAGGAAATGTAACTAATACAGCAGGAGGCCACTTACAGTACGCAGCTGCTACAGGTTATGGCCCTGCCGATTTGATTGTCGGCAAAGGTGGTAGTCAGTACGGAACTGTAAACCCTTACGCAGAAAGTTCAACACAGCTGTTTCCTCTGGGTGCTATGCTTGTGTATGGTAATAATGTATATCGTTATGGCTTGAATGGCGGTTCTGGTATTACAGCGGGAAAACTTGTTGCACATCAAGCTCAAGATTCAAACCATTTAAACATGACCGCAACCGCTGCAGTAAGTGCTGGTGAAACCGCTATTTCAGTTGAAACAGGTGGTAATGATCTAACACTAAATGAGTATGCAGATGGGTATCTTTATGTAAATGACGTTAATGGTGAAGGTCAGACAATGAGGGTAAAATCTAACCCCGCACATGACCATTCAGACGATCCTAGCGTTGTTATAACAACTTATGATCCATTAGTGACTGCATTGACCACAAGTTCTCAACTTTCTTTAATCCATAACCCATACTCGCAAGTTGTTGTTGCTCCTACGGCAGAAGCAGGTGCTGTAGTTGGGGCGACTCTTATTGATATGACAGCTGATTACTATGGTTGGTTTACAGTAGCAGGCCCACAGGCGTTGTTGACAGAGGGAACTTTGGTTCTTGGACATAACTGCATGAGATCAGATTCTACAGCAGGAGCTGTTGAGCCAAGTTCAGGATCAACACTTGTTAATATTGGTCAAGTTATGGTTGTTAATGCCACTACGGAATATTCTCTTGTTTGGATGAATCTACAAATCTAATTAATCAGGTGGGGTGAAAGCCCCACTTCCCAAAATAGGAGATTAATATGGGACTTTCAGACGTACAAGCGCTTACCATAAACGATGAGAATGCTTCTGATGACGATAGGCTAGTCACTGCGGCTAGACCTGATACTTCTGCAACAATGGCTAATACTACTTTTGCTGGCGGTGCAGCTAGAAATGTTATAGTTACAACCACAGGCACAGGAGACAATGCTAAAACTTGCACTATTACAGGCACAGATGTGTTTGGAGATGCAATGACAGAGGTTATTACTTCTACAAGTTCTGCCGAAGCAGTTGCAGGGACAAGTTTGTTTCTAACTGTAACCGCTGTGGAATGTTCTGCACAATATGCGGCTAATATAAAAGTAGGTTCAGGCACACTTTGCGCTCAAGCCGTGCTTGGAAGTAATAGAGTACGATTAAAAGGTATGTCTATAACTTCTGGTGGCACAGCAGGAGATGTCGAGTTTATAAACGGTGCGCCAGAGGATGGCACAACACTGTTTAAGTCACGAACTATAGGAACGGCTAACACGGTTATTGACAGAACTATACCCTCAGAAGGTGTTGTATTTACCAACGGTTTATCTATCAAATACACTTTAGATGTTGCTGATATGATAACAATTTTTCATGCGTGAATACTACAAGAAGGGACGTAAAGTCCGTAAAGATACGGGCATGAAGGGTATGTCTATTAAAAGTGGGGACAAGCGACCCACTAAATCTGGTGCAGGTATGACTGCTAAAGGCGTTGCTAAGTATAGAAGAAATAATCCTGGGTCTAAATTGCAGACTGCGGTTACTGAAAAGAAACCTACGGGTAAAAGAGCGTCTAGGAGAAAGTCATATTGCGCTAGAAGTGCAGGGCAAATGAAAAAGTTCCCAAAAGCTGCAAAAGATCCAAATAGTCGTTTACGACAAGCAAGAAGAAGATGGAGATGCTAGATGGCAATAACTCGCGCACAGATGGCAACTCAAATTAAAAACCCGCCCAATAAAGCCTCAAGGCTTTCCCAGAAGAGGAAACGGGCAGCTGCAAAGGAGAGAGAAAAGAAGGATGGCGTATCTACAAAGTAATATACCGTATTTTAAAGCATGGATAAGAAGAGAATATACAAAGAATTTTATGGACTACCAAGGAGAGTTTTTGCACGCTATGGTGATTGCAGTAACAACAATGCCGAATAGATGTCTCAGTTTTCAAGTAGTTTTTACTGGCTGTGAGTCTGATAACACGGATGAACCAAATGTTCATGGTGGCGCTATGTGGGCAAGAATGCCCATAACTGCCTTGGTTGCTGATGTGTTTTATGAAGAATGGCCTGCACCTATGCCAACACATGTGACACAGCCTTGGGATTGTATGTCACACGACCACTCAGTTTACGTATTAAACAGGGCAACTCCTGCTCCTTGGATAGCCAAAGTCGATGGAGAGTTCTACCCTGCAAAATACTATTTTACTGTTGATTATACAAACAGTGAAGTAGCAGATGATCCTGCCCAGCATAAACAAAGTCATGTTCTTGAGTTGTTAGACGCAGGAGAATATACAGGTAACATAGTTGCGTTACCAAACAATCGGGTTCGTGTTACACACCCTGCGTGGTTTGAAACTGGAGAAGGCGCACCAGACTTTAGACCGAATCAAAATATTTTTCATTCTAAACAGGATCACGAATACGTTTGGGACACCCAACGTGTTTTTAATAATCTATATAAAGAGGAGCAAGAAGATGGCAAAAATGAAGATGGTTAAGGATAAAGACGGGAAAATGGTTCCTGAATTTGCCGCAGATGGTAAAGGTAAGATGGCTGCGGGTAAAATGGTAAAGAAGAAAGGCATGGCAAAAGGCATGGCTGCGGGTAAAATGGTAAAGAAGAAAGGCATGGCAAAAGGCATGGCTGCTGGCAAGATGGTTAAAAAAGGCATGGCAAAAGGTAAACAAGTTAAGAAAATGATGGCTGGGGGTAAAACCAAAAAAGGTTACTCTAAGGGTAAACTTGTTGGAAATCAGGCTAAACTAGATAAAAATAAAGATGGTAAGATTTCTGGAGAAGATTTTAAAATGATGTCTGGTGGCGGTATGATGAAGAAAAAAGGCTATGCTGCTGGTAAGATGGTCAAAAAAGGTATGGCAAATGGCGGTAAAGCTAAGAGCATGGCAAAAGGTAAAGCCAAGGTTCGTGGTTCAGGTATAGCCAAAAAAGGTGTAAGACCTGCTAAGATGAGGTAGTTATGCGTAGATATTATAAAAAAGGCGGTAAGATTTGCCCATCAGGTAAAGCGTGGGCAAAACGCACTTTCGATACGTACCCTAGTGCTTACGCTAATATGGCTGCTTCTAAATACTGTAAAGACCCTAACTATGCAAAAGGGGCTAAAGGAAAGAAGAAGAAAAAGTAATGGGCGCTCTTAAAGATTGGGTTAAACAAGACTGGGTTCGTATTGGCACGGACGGCAAAATTAAAGGTAAGTGTGGGACTTCTAAAGATAAAAAGAACCCAGACAGGTGTCTGCCAAGAAGTAAAGCCAGTAGTTTAAGCCAATCGCAAAGGGCGGCTACTGCTAAGAAAAAGAAACGAGCAGGAGCAAAAGGGAAAACAGTAGTAAAAAATACAAAACCTGCTACAGTAAAAATGCGTGTAGGCGGGCTTGCAAGGAGAAGAAGACATGGATGAAAAAGAAACTGAAGAAGAACTACGGGAAGAATTTTTTGAAGGTCCATATTCTGACTCTCAAAGTTTTGACCAATTTCTTTTAAGTAGAGGTAGAAGAGATTTAATAAAAACAGGCAAGGGTAAAGGTGAGACTATCAAACTTAAAGGTGGTGGTCTTGCTAGACGTAAGAGGAGCGTAGCACGAGGTTGCGGTGCTATAATGGAAAATAGACGCAAAAAGACTTTATATACATAAGGAGATAATTATGGCGCATTTAAAAATGGTTCAAGTAGGCACGGATGTTCACGACAACCCTGTTTACAATGTTGTGGACGAAAACGATAAACTTGTAAAAACTACTATATTTACCGAAGCAGAGGCACTAGCAATGATATCTGGGGTTGAAGCTGAAGCAGCTCCTGTTGAAGAAGCAGAAGAGATAATTGAAGAAGTAGAAGCAGTTATCGAAGAAGTAGAAGAAGTTATTGAAGGAGTAGAAGAATCTAGTGACGTGCCTGATTATGGAAGCATGACCAAAGTACAGCTAGAAGCTCTTATGAGAGAACATGGTATAGAATTAGACAGACGTAAGTCTAAAGGTGACCTATTAGAGCAGGTCGATGGCTATTTTAAAGGGTATTTTAGTATATAGGAGCTAAGAAATGGCGAATAAAGCAGTAGAAGATATTTATAAATATAAAGGCACAAAATCTGGTAAACTTGCAGATAGAGTGTTAAATACCACCACTGCGCGTAATATCAAAGATGAAGATTCTTTACGTAAGTTTATAT